AAGAAGAATTAGCGTATGCTTATGAAGATTTAGAGGCGACTGATTTAATAGAAAAATTATCAACTACAAAAACTAAAGATGAGCCAAAGAAAGCAAACAAGGACAAGAAGTCAGGTAAAAAATCTTCAAACAAAAAAGACTAATACTTTTGAGTTTGGAGTTTTTAATTTAGCAATACCTGAACATATTGAAGAGCCACAAGACTTATCAAAGGTAAGAACTAAGTTTATTCCTTTTGGTACTAATAATTTATTCCCTCAATACTTAGCAGAATTAAAACGTAAATCTTCTACTCACAGAAGTGTTTTGGCTCAGAAAGCAGTTTTTACAAGTGGGGCTAAATTTGTTACCAACAACGAAAAGGTAAAAGAATATATAAAAGATGTAAATGCAGATGGAGAATCTTTAAGAGATGTATTTAAAAAACTAGCAGATGATTATTACACTTTTGGAAATGCTTACTTAGAAGGCGTTTTATATGATGGTGGGCTTAACCTATATCATATAGATGCAACTACTGTGAGAGCATCTAAAAATAAAAAAGAAGTGTATGTACACCCTGATTGGGCAAGGTACAACACTATGAAAGAAAAGTTATCTATTATTCCTCTTTATCCAAGAGTTAGAAGCAGCAGATTTGTAATTCAGTTTAAAGATTATGAGCCTACATTCCAATTCTATGGGTTGCCTGATTATGTTGCTGCATTAGAACATATTGCAGTTGACTATGAAATTGGAAAATGGAATCACACAAAATTTAAAAATGGCTTCCAGCCTTCAGCAATCGTTGAGATTAATGGAGATATGGGAGAAGAAGAAGCAAAAAAGTTAGTAAGAGAAGCGCAAAAGAAGTTCGTTGGAGATGGCAATAATGGCAAGATAATGTTTATCGTTAAGAATGGAGACTCAGCACAGGCTAATGTTCAGATTATAAAAGATGACCAAGAAGGTAGTTGGATAGACTTACAACGTATTACTGACCAAAATATTGTAACTGCACATAGGTGGCAGCCATCATTAAGTGGATTGGTAAGTTCTGGTAAAATGAATAATACAGGTAGTGAGATTAGAATTGCTTATGATTTAGCAATGACTACTGTAATTAAAGATACTTCTGATTTGTTGTTAAATGGAATTAGAACAGTTTTATATAAAGAATTAGGTTTCTTGCCAGAAGAGTTAGTTATTCATTATGAGCCACCAATTAGTTTTGCTACTCAGATTGACCCTAAAGAGGTGCTTACTATAAACGAGCAAAGAAGAATGTTAGATGAGGATTTACCAATGCTTGAACAAGGTAATATGTTCTTGACTGATAGAGAACAAATTATTGTAACCAGAGATGATGATGCAGATGGTAAAGGAGATGATGATGCAGGAGATTTGCAAGTAACTGAAATTAATAGTGAAACACAAGAATAAATATGGCAAACGTAAATCAATATAATCCTTTAGTAACAGGGGCAGAGGTAATAAGCAATAGTTTTACTAATGCTAATACAGACCCTTACTTAATATCTGACAATACTATATTGCTTTCTGAATTAGCACATCTTAAATCAGCAATAGGTAAGAAATTTTATGAAGAAATAAAAACACAACATCATAATGGAACTTTAACAACAGCAAATCAAACTTTAATGGATGATTTTTTGGTAAGATGTTTGTGTTGGTTTGTTAGATTTGAGGTTATAAATGAAGTTCAAAGCAATAGTGGTAGTGCTGGTATTGTTCATAATGTAGATGAATTTGCTACTATTGTAGACCCAGCAGAATTAAATGCTTATAAGCAAGATACTTACAGGAAGGCTGAAATATACTTAAATGATATGCTAGATTATATGGATGATGATGACCAAAGTGGTTTATATCCTACTTATGAATCTAATAAGCCTTGTAATAATAACACTTATAAGAATCATGGTATAATAATGTATGACAGTATATATTCAAGACCAACTAGAAATTATAGTAGTTGGAAGAATTACTGTCCTTGTGATGATTGTTAAAATAAATATATAAATGGCTGCAAACGAACATAAAAATTTAAGTGATGCAAACAGGCATAATCCAAAAGGATTTGAAATTGCTACTAACGATACAGTTTTAAGTAAGTCTATTGGAAGTGGTTCTACAGATACTGATGGTTCTTTATCATATCAATCAAAGTCTGTTATGGGTGTTTCTAATTATAAGATGCAGGGATATTGTGTTAGTGGAACTGCTAATTACAAATATGGTGAGGACTTGCAAGACACTAAGTCTCCTTATGAGATGACAGATGATTATGGTGCTACTACTGTTGCAGGTGGCACTTTAAATCCAAGTCAAGTGTTTAGAATTGGTCAAAGCATTGTAATTCCAGAAATATCAACAGTTGTTAATATAAAAGGCAGTTTATCATGTAATAGTACAAATGCTGTTACTCTTGCAATCTGTAAAGCAACTCCAAATCCAAGCAGCACAAGTGCTATTACTCCTACAGTTATTGATGAAATAATCGTTACTTCAAGTGATGGTAGTAACCAAACGCTAATGGCTATAGCAGAAACAACTATAACTGGGGCAAGTTTATTGGCTGGAGACATTATATTTCCAATGATTAGACAAAATGCAAGTACAGGCTCTACTATATATTTTAACGTAACAATACAAACTACTGCTTTCTAATGACAACAAAAGAAGAGTTAATAGCAATGAAAAAAGATATCACAACTATAAATGATAAGATAGATAATTTAGATGAAAAATTAGATATGCTCACAGATAAACTATTAAATCCAGACACAGGGGTGACTGCTAGAGTTAATAGAAATACATCTATGAGAAAAGTTTTAGTAAAAGCAATGTGGGTTATTTATACTATAACTTTAGGGGCAATAATAAAAATATTTACAGAATAAAATAAAATAAAAAGATATGGCGACAACAGTAACTGCAGCAAATTTAACAGTAACAATAACAGAGCAATACAGTCTTAACAATGTTGCTTATGGAAATACAATTAATAAAACTTTCACAACTAATGGCGAGATTTATCAAAGAATAATGGCTGTAAAACAATCTGAGGTAACATCACTTATAGATTTTGGGGCAGCAGATGGTAGAGGAACAGTAGATAAAAGTAATTACACTTATTTTAGAATAACAAATTTAGATGATACAAATTTCTTGACATTAACTGTTACTTCAGGAGACACCTTCTTTTATAAATTAAAAGCAGGAGAAAGTTTATTATTAATGGATAATGAAATGGATGCAGTAGCATCAAGCACTACTTTTGGTGCATTTGCAGATATTACAAATATATCAGCACAAGCAAATACAGATGGTGTAGATATTGAATTAATGTGTGTAACAGTATAAGATGGCTAAGAAACCAACAATTTTTAAGTTTGTAGGTAATACAAGAAAGAAAAGAAAAGGGGTTCATAGTAAGAACGCTTCTAAAGGTCAGACTGGTTATAAGAAAAAATATAGAGGTCAGGGAAGATAAAAAATTAAGATATGCCTTGTTACGAATGTGAAAATGGAAAATGGAAATTTGGTCAAACTGGCAACTGTCAGTATGATTCTAAATCTGAGTGTGAAACTGCTAATAAAGATTATTATGCAGAAGAGACTTATGATGACTATCCTCAAGCAGCAACTACCAACGCTAAGAGAGCAATAAAATATAAAGAAGAAAATGGTAGCGATTGTGGAACTATCGTGGGCTGGACAAGAGCCAGACAAATCGCAAACAGAGAAAAGTTGACAAGAAGAACGATTGCAAGGGTTGCATCCTTTAAAAGACATCAACAGCACAAAGATGTACCTTATGATGAGGGTTGTGGAGGCATAATGTGGGATGCTTGGGGAGGATCAGAAATGATAGAGTGGGCAATTAGAAAGTTAGAACAAATTGATAATTCAATAAAAAATCAAGAAGATTTTGAGATAAGTGAAACCACGAAAAAAACTCTTACTAATAAAATGGAAGAGCATAATGAAAATGTAAAAGACTTAAAAGTAGATTGGAATCCAAAGGTTACTGTTGCTAAGTTAGAAAAAGTTTACAAAAGAGGTGTGGGGGCATATTATACAAATCCAGAAAGCGTAAGAGAAACAGTAAAAAGCCCAGAGCAATGGGCTATAGCAAGAGTAAATTCATTTTTGTTTGCAATGCGTAATGGCAAGTATAGAAGTGGTAAGCATGATACAGATTTATTACCAGACAAACACCCAATGAAAAACACAGAAAAAAAAGAAAAAAACATGGCTAAAAAAAGAAAATATTATTCTGATGAAGAACATGACCAACACTTTCATTTTACTCAAGAAATGATGGAGGAACTACATGAAGGGGGAAGGTTAGAAGTAAAAGTAGAAGAAGGAGATCAAGAAATGCTTATATTGTTTACTTATGGTGAGCAAGAATCAGAAGAACTAAGTATAGAAGAAGAACTTACAATTGAGGATATTTACAAGTTTAAAGATTATTTTGATGAGGTTATTAAAAACCTTAAAGATTCAAAATAAAATGAAATTAAAACATTTTAAGAAGTCCGAATTTGCTTGTAAGTGTGGTTGTGGCAAAACTGTCATTAGTGATGATTTGTTGTATATGTTAGATAGGGCTAGAGAGTTTGCCAAAAAACCATTTGTAATAACAAGTGGCTATAGGTGTGAAAATCATCCAGAAAGCAAAAAAAATCCAACATCATCTCACATAAAAGGTTTAGCAGTAGATATAAAGTGTACAGATAGCAATACGAGGGCTATCATTGTTGATGCTTTAGTTTATGCAGATTTTGAAAGACTAGGTCTGCACAAATCTTTTATTCATGCAGATATAGATGTGTATGACAAACCAAGTCCTGTGATTTGGTTATATTAATTAATTATTAACTTAAATAAATAAATATGGAAATGTTAAAAAAAATGTTCAATTCAAAAAAGTTTTGGTACACTTTAGGGGCTATTTTTGTTCCTGCAGTTTCAGTAAAATTAGGATTGTCAGAAGCAGAAATTGAGAAAGTTTATTATGCAATATTGACTTTAATATTAGGTCAAGGTATAGCAGATATTAAGAAATGATGATAAAGAAATGGGTAGGCGAGGCACTTGTTAAAGGAGGTGTGAAGCCAATAACAGAATTATTAAAAGCAGTAAAAGAACTGTTTACAGACTCTAAAGGTAAGTGGAGTAGTAAAAGAACAGTTAGTGGAGTTATAGTAATTGCTGCTAGTTTACATATTGAAAAAAATGGTATTGATACTAACGCTTTAATATTGACAGCGTTGGGTGTTTTACCTTTGTGTTTCTCTGTGTTTGAAAAAAATAATTGTAATACTTCTTATTGTAAAGAAAAATAATTATCTTTGTGTTGACCAAGTCAGGGTTGTGCCTGTCTTTGTTTTCATTGTTTATAGTTTTCAAGAGTGGGGTGTTCACAAACATTCCACTTTTGATTTTTATAGAGGTTATTTTTCATATATTGCAAGGACATAAACAAATAATAATATGAAAAAAAATGGAAAAAGAATCAGACTATCTGAAGAGGAGGTAGAGATGGTTTACGAAAACAGAGCAGAAAGCACAACAAATATAAATGGTAACACAGCATTAGACATTCATTTATCAGAAAGAGGTATATCTAAAAAAGATGTTGTATCTGTAAAGCATTGGCAATCTGCAAATGGTGAATACAGGTTTAGTATTGTAACAAAAGAAGATATGGCTACTGATGTAAATGATGTGTTAAATCAGGTTTCTGAATTTATAGAAAACCACTCACCTTATTACTCTCCAATAAAAAGAAAAAACAAAAATGCTAATCACTTATTAGTAATAAATCCTGCAGATATACATATAGGAAAATATGCTAATGGTATTGAAACTGGTAGTGGATATGATGTTGAAACTGCTTGTATTCGTGTTTTAGAGGGCTTAGAAGGACTTGTAAGCAAGGCTAGTGGTTTTGCAGTAGAAAGGGTTTTATTTTGCATAGGTAACGATGTATTGCATATTGACAATGTTTATAATACTACAACTAAAGGTACACATCAAGATACAGATGGTAAATGGTGGGAACATTTTGAAATTGCTTTAGCGTTATATGTTAAATGTGTAGAGATGTTAAGAGAGATTGCGCCTGTAGATGTATTGCACTCAATGAGTAATCATGATTATCAAAGTGGATTTCATTTGGCTCACGCTTTAAGAAGTTGGTTTAGAAATGACAAAGAAGTTGGTTTTGATATTAGTGTAGCACATAGAAAGTATTATCAGTATGGCAGCAACTTAATTGGTTTAGAACATGGTGATGGTGCTAAAATGGACAATCTACCTTTATTAATGGCACAAGAAAAGCCAAAGATGTGGAGTTCTACTAAATATAGATATTGGTATTTACATCACCTACATCACAAAGTAAAACACAAATGGAGAGATGCAAAAGATTTTATAGGGGTAACTGTAGAGTATATGAGAAGCCCATCTGGAACTGACAGTTGGCACTCAAGAAAAGGTTACGCAGGAATACCTAAAGCAGTTGAAGGATTTTTGCATGAAAAAACAAGTGGTCAAGTAGCAAGATTAGTACATTATTTCTAAAACATTTCACAAATTTTACATAATTTATATCTAGTGCATAAACATTTATAAAAAAAATGTTAAAAATGTTTGGTGGTTTGTTTCAATTTTATAACTTTGCATCAACTATTAACTTAAACTATAAAACAATGGAAACACTAATCGCAGTACCTACAATCATAATACTAATGATTATATATATAATACAACAAGATCAAATTACCGATAAATAATATAGGTTGTGAAAAGGTTAGGTAACATTCAAATTAATAACCTGCAGTTATACTTTGCATATTTATCAATTCCTTTTCACTTCCTTTTTTACTAACTTAAATAATAAATTATGGAAACAGCAATGCCAAAAAACAGTATTAACACTCCTTTAGATAATGATGATCAACTTCAATATCTAAAGAAAGAGAACCAAAGAGTAAGGCAAAATAATGTTGATTTAAAACTTCAACTTATTGAAGCAAGAAAAAAACTACAAACAATTGAAAAAATAATTAAAACAAAAACAAATGGGCAAAATGAAACAGCAGTTCGCACAAATGCAGCAACAACAGAGTATTAATCAATTAAACAATAATAACATGACAAAAAAAACAATGCAAGAAAAACTAAGAAAACAACCTGAGCCAGTTGTAGAAACAAGAAAAGAAGCACTTAGAAGGCTTTACAAAGAAAATGGTTTAACAGAAGAAGATATATACAAAGACAAAAGAGGTTTTGTAATTATCACAAGAACAGGTATTGACAAGATTGTTTCAAAAAACAATATTACAGTTGCTTATGAAGTGATAAATATGGACACAGAAAAGTCTATATGTGTATTAAGAGCAGCAGCATCAATGAAAGTTGGTAATGAAGTTAGAAACGCTATGAGTTTTGGCGAGGCTTCTGATGCTAATTTAATGGGAGGAGGCAAGAAGTTTCCTGTTGCTATGGCAGAAAAGAGAGCAATGAGTAGAGTTGTTCTAAAAATTGCTGGATTCTATGAGCAAGGAGTATTTGGTCAAGATGAGATAGTTGATGAATAATGATTGGTTTGATGAGTTGCTTGATGGTAAACCTAGTGGTATTACTAATACCCAATGGTTTATCATTGAGAGCAACATTGATAGCACATCATTGCCACTATCTTGGAAAGATGATATACTCAAGCGTATAAATGATTTGACAGAAGCAGAGGCAGAAGAAATTATAACTTTAATAAATGAAAACAAATATGAAAGAGACCCAAAAAAACAATGGCTTAAAATGTTCAGAGATGGAGTATTTGGACATAGAGATTTTTAATCACTTTTTAAAAGTATATTCTTATATTATCTGGAATAAAAAACATCTGCTTGGAGAGGTAGTTGAAGATGACATGATGAAACTGCTGGATAAAGATCAGTTGATAGATTTTTATCATGCAGGTAAGTATAAATTTAAAGTTAAGAAATCTAAAATAGAAAAATACCTAAAAAGAAATGACAAATAAATATTCATTAGAAACAATAAGAAAATCAAGAAATGAGTTTGAGGCTTTTTTGAGAATATATGGAATATCTAATTTAAGGCTTTGTAAAATAATTGAAGTTAATTATGCTACAAGCAGAAACTTTATAGAGAATCCTCCTCAGATGAGGTTTATTCACGCAAAGAAGTTGGCAGACTTTATTGGGCTAGAAGTCCAAGACATAGTTGATACAATAGTGTACGACTTAAAATAAAACAAAAACAAATGATAAGAAGAAAATTAAAATTTAGTGACTATTATCACAAGATAATTATAAATGAAATAGCAGACATCTACAATGTAGATAAAGATAAAATATTTTTGGGAAGCAGAAAAAGAAATATTATATTTGCTAAAAGACTATATATATACGTTTTAAGAGAAATGTTTGGACTTACTCTAAAAGACATAGCAGAAGTCACAAACTTACACCATGCTTCTATAATACATCATTCAAGACAATTTCAGTTTCAATACGAACACAAAAAAAATTTCAGAAAAGAAAATAAAAACTTTGAAAGAATCCACAATAGGATCATTGAAGTAGAAATTGATGAAGAGATATTAGGACTAGAAAAAAAACTAGAAAAAATAAAAAAAGAATTAACCATATTGTATAACATAAATAAATTAAAAAATGAAAGACAAAAAAGAGAAAATCTACTTACCGAGTAGTATTAAAAACATTGAAACAAAGTATGGCAGTATGATGGTAGCAAACTTTAAAGTTGATGAATTACAAGCAAACTCAAAGAATGGATGGGTTTCTATGGTAATCTCAGAAAGAAGAGAGCCATCTGAAAAAGGTGCAACTCATTACGCTTATGTTAATGATTATGAGCCACCAAAAGATTCACAAACTGCACCTAAAAAAACTGCAGCAAAAGTAGAAGATGACTTGCCATTCTAATGATTAAATGGAAAAATACAACCTACCCTAGCACTTTCATTGGTTTATCTGATGAACTTGCTAAGGTTAGGAGTATGCTGTCTGCTCAGGTTTATAATGAAAAAACAGAAAAATATAGAGGGGATCAAGAACACTCTATACAAAGTCTTGGAATATTTGCAGAGTTAGTTGCTAGACACATAATGGATAATAACAAAGGTGTTAAATATAAGGCTGCACCTTTAATAGATAAAAAGCCAGTAGTCGGTGCTGATATAATTTTAGAAGGTATAGGTGAATTAAATTATATTGATGTCAAAGGAGTTAAAAGCAATGGAAATGCTCTTAGAGTTAATTTTAAGGCTCATAACAATACTTATAAAAAAGTTACGCACTATCTGTTCATACAGCCTCTAAATGCCATATACGCAAGATTTTGCTGGTTTAAGCATGAAGATGTAAGTAAGTGGGATGTTGTTATGTCAACTTATACTGAGTGCTATGAATTAATAATACCAAAAAACAATTAAACAATGAAACAACCAAACTACTATGCTGTAATAAGTGCTGAGGTTAGATATGACAAAAAACTAACTGCAAATGCTAAATTATTATATGCTGAAATAACTGCACTTCTTAACATGAATGGTGAGTGTTTTGCTACAAACAAATACTTTTCTGAACTATATGGCAAGAGCATTGTGACTATATCTAAATGGATTAGTGAATTAGTTGCAAATGGCTATGTATCATCAAGTTATAAATACAAAGAAGGTACTAAAGAAATTGACAGGAGGTATTTAAGTATTCTTAAAGGGGGTATTAAAGAAAATGATAGGGAGGGTATTAAAGAAAACTTTAAGGATAATAATACAAGTATTAATAATAATATTACATATAGTAATAATAAAGGGCGTTTTAAAAAACCAACTGTTAATGATATTACTAATTATTGTATTGAAAGAAATAATAATATAGATGCAGAATCTTTTTTTGATTTTTATGAAAGTAAAAACTGGATGGTTGGCCGCAACAAAATGAAAGATTGGAAAGCCTGTATAAGAACTTGGGAACGCAGAAATAATCAAAAACCACAATCAATGAGTAAGATACATTCTCATTTACAAAAAAACTTTAACGTAAAAGAAAAACTAAAAAAACAATTTAACCAATGAAACAGATAAAGACAATGACAAAAGAAGAACTACTGATGAGTTCTGTAGATTTAATTAGTAAAACATATATTGAGTTAGGACAAAACAATGTTGAAGAAGATACTATTATGATTATGTCACAAAGTTTAGCAAGTGACTTGGCTAAAATATATAAAAACTTTTATTTTGAAGATGCCCAAAATGCTTTTAACTTAGGAGTTAGAAGTCCAATAAAAGGAGACTTTATACACTTTAATGTGCCAACTTACATTAGATGGCTAAGAAATCACAAGGATTTAATATGGGATGCAAGAGCAAAAGTTGACTCAGGGGAAGATCCAAAATCTGTTCCTCATTACAGACCAGAACCAAAATTACTAAAATGAAGATACTAACAATTGCATGGGGATTACTTATTTTATTCTGTATATTAGAAGCATATTTTTGCACTAAGTTTGAAGATGAATTATAAAAATATATATTTGTAAAATGAAATTACTAATAACAACATTGTTTTTCTTTATTATATTTTATGTTGTATTAAAAAATGTATTGCCAAAAGAAGAGAATAATATAGAAGAAAACTTAAAAAACTTTAACAAATAAAATGACTGATCACAGCGAACACTATTGGGAAAAAGGAAGAAATGGGTGGACACCAAGCACCACTTGGGAACAACAAGATGTAGAAACAAAAAAACCAAAGTATAAGTTTGATTGGCTTTTGGATAAGGTTGTAGAAAAGATAGTGAAACTGCTGAAAGAAAAAAATGCAGCGTATGGCAATACTGCTTTAAATCCAGCAA